TGTTTGGCGACAGCTAAATAACCAAAAAGGGCTGACTCCTGCAAATGGAATCAGTCCTAATCTTTTCGCGCTTCAAAAAGTTTTATCGGACAGCAATAATTACCTTTTGAACTTCGGGGAAGCCGATTTGGCCAGCTGTAACCATGTTGTTAATCTCGGTTTCGGTCTTGCCCAGCTCTTTAGCAAGTTCCTGCACCAGTGGAATGCCGCGACCCATGAACTGCCTTACATCCTGTGTAAAGAGCCTGCCCTGTACCATGGTGGTGCCGTAGAGCATTGTGAGGTCGTTGAGCGGTATGCTCAAGCCGCTGGCAATGTTACCCAGCCTTACAAGGGTATCATTTACCGTGTCCGCGCTCTCGCCATAGGCCAGCAGTTGCTTTGCGCTGTTTGCAATGCCTTGCAAATCAAAGGGAGTGGAGGCTGCTGTGTTTACCAGCTCACCCATGAGAGCCTTGGCTTTCTCCCCATTCCCCAGCATGGTGCTAAAGGCGATTTCCAACTGCTGGAACTCGCCGCGCACCGAAATCATATCAGTAACCCAGCTCTTGAGCATGGCAGTAACGGCCAGCCCTGCCACGGCCTTGCCTATGTTACCAAAGCTCTGCACTATGTCGCTGGAACCATCCTCAACGGTTTCCTTAAACTGCATAATGCGCTGCTCATCACGCGCCAGCATCTCATTTATGTTGCTGTCGCGGATAAGCACATCAAAAGCCAATGCTCCGTTGTTATTTTCCACTATGTAAGGCTGTTAATATAGTTTATAAAATCATCTGCGTTATCTTCGGTAAGCTCCATGTCTCCGTTCTCAAACTGGTTGTTGCCGCTGCCTGTGCCTGCACTCTCCTCATCATCGTAGCGTGCTTGGTCTGCCAGCATACGCTGCACAACCGCCCATGCAATACCTTTAGTGAGGTACTCCCATGTCCAGTGGAAGTATGCGCATATCGCCCCACGCTGGCCATAGAGGCTGTTTAATCCTCTTGGCTCTCTATGCGATTCGGTATTGTTGTCCTTGCGCTGGATAACAATCGCATAGAGTTGATAAAATCCGCTAAATTGTTTGTGAGGTCTATTGCCTGCACCAGTTCCCACAGGGTGCTGTTCTTGAGCCATCGGGAAAAGAACTCGGTACGCTCGGAGAGCTTTTTATCATTCTCCCAGTCGTTGCCCAGCGTGGCAATGGCCACAATCCGCGCCATGCGCCTGTTGTGCTTGGAAAAGAGCTTGCGAGCCTCCTGTCGGGGGTTGCTCTTTATCTTCTCCTCATCCATGGCCAGCTCTATGTACTCAAGGGAGAGGCGGTCAAGGGTAAAGGCGGTTGGCTCCTTTACGAGGAACTCAAGCTGCTTCTCCTCTCTCACAACCTGCTTTTTTGTGAGGAGCCGCTGGAGGTAGCGGAAACGCGGAATGCGCACCACTCTGTCCTCATGATAATCTACCACAAAGCTAATGCCCTGCCCAATTAGCAGGCGCAGCTCTTTTTTCTCGGCCTCAATGGCCTGCATATCCTGTACTTTTTCTTCTTGCATCTTGTGTGGAATTAAAAAGCCCACCACGCACCTTTTGCGTGTGCATAGTGGGCTTTAGGTTCGTGGGCTGCTGGTTAAGCCTTGGGTGGGAAGGTGGCCGTTTTCTTGCGTGCTCTAATGGTTTTCACGCCAGCCTTTTTGGGCTTGAGCGGCGTAACCGTAAAGTCCACAAGGTTAATGCCCTGTGAGGACATATCGGCATTGAGCACGGCTTCGATGTCGGCACGCGGAATGGTGTAAACCAAACCGACTTCGGGGATAACTCGGATGCTGGCCTCAATATCCTCATCGGTATCGCTCCAGCTCCATTCCATTTCATCGCCTGTGCCTGTAACCTCGCCTCCCATGTACGCCTTGAGGAATGTGGGGTCGGGGTCCATGATTGAGAATGTGAGGATAGGCACTTTTTTCTTTTTCTTGCGCACTTCGGGCGCACTCTGCCCCTCCTCATAGTGCTCTGTCACATCGGCTTTCTCCTGCACCATTTTGCAGGTGTTTTGGTAGGTTTTACCAATCTTTTCGTAGGAGGTAGCCTCGCCGCCATCATCGGCAATTTGGCCAACCTGTACCTCGGAAAGACCCAGTGTAATTACGCTCATTGTGATTGTTGTTTATGAGTTATGAAAATTAAATCTTACTTTTAGCCATATACGGTGGCAATGCAGCGCGGCCTCCTCAATAACATCCTGTACAACACACTCAAACGACCAGCCATTTTCACAGTAGTGGCTTTTGAGAGCGGCGTATGCAAGCCCTGCAAGCTGCTTGATACGCTCGGTCGCGGCCTCCGTGTCGGCTGGCTCGCTTGAGGATGTTGTGCAGGCTGGAATATCGGGAACGTAGATGTTTACATTGCTGGTGCCAAACTGCACGCTGCCTGCCTTTATGGAGAGGCTGCTGATAATGCAGTCCTCAACCTTGGGCGGCTGGTTGCGCTGGGGCTTTTGGCTCTTGCGTATAGCTCCAGTAAGCTCCTTGGCCAGCTCGGATTGAGTTAGCACCATGTAGAGAATATCATCTTGCAGCGTGTTAAACTGCATATCCTCCTGCATTGGTATGTCATCTACATTTGCCATCGTTATACAGCGTTTTTATAAATTTGAGTTTTGAGCATCTGCATCAGCTTGGGCACACGCTGCTGGGCGTAACGCTCTGCGCTATCCAGCACATCCTTGTTTAGGCTCTCTACATAGTGGGCGTAGTGCATACCAGCCACAACTATGAGGGCATAGCCCTTGGTAAAGCGTTTTGCCAGCTCCTCAGCGAGAGCTTGGCCTTGCATCATGCCGTCTGTTCCATTGTTGGGGGCAATCGTTTTTTTCTTTTTGCCCTTGCCTTTGGTAGATTCATACAGCTTGCTTTCCACACGCTCCTCAAAGTTTTTGCAGATTATATCGCCATTGCGCACCAACACATATCCGACAGAGTTTCGCAGGTTGCCTGTTATGTCGTTATAAGTTCCTTGCTCTCTTGCTATCCTTACGCACTCCTCGCCGATAAACTGCATTACCGTTTCAATGGCTCGGTGTATTCGCAGGGCATATTCGGCAAAGGTGTTGTGTATCTCGCCTTTGCCAAAGGCTGCACTAAACCCATATTTTGCCATAATGCTTGTAGCGTTTGTATCTCATTACCATGCCCTGCACCTGCACCGTGCCATCTGCGCCTAATACTCGGATTTCGGCGTTTACTGGCACGGCTGGGGCATCGGCAGGGAAGAAAATTGCGGAACTCTTATCAATGGCTTTGGCACTGACCGTTGAAACCTCCGTACCTCCATCGCTCGGCTCCTCGCGGCACTTTGTGAGAGTAACCCACTCGGAGCTGCCTCCTACCAAATCGCCCACGGCATTGCGCGTGGCTTTGGTGGTTTTGAGCATTTGCAGTGTGTCGGTGTAACGGCTTGCCATGGCTTAAAATCTATTTGAGGCGTGTGTGAGCCTAACAACCGTATCGGGCATAAATTCCTCCACAGGTACATTAGCTGTGCGGCACAGGAACGCAATGCGCTCCTTGAGCTTGTCGTTGTAGCCTTGCGACCATTCGCCCTCTCTCTCACTGGAGAGCGAGAGGTATTTAACCAGCACATACACTGCTGCCAGCGCAATAATGCTGTCATTGTCGGGCGTGTACTCCTCCTTTGCGGCCAGTGTTACACCTGTACGCTTGCCAGCGGAGAGCAGAGCCTTTTCAAACTCCAGCTCGTTATCTCCGCTGCAATACGGAGCAACCTCACAACCAACTGCCTGTAAATTATTCATGCTCTATACGATTTTAGGGCTGTGCGGTAGCCTTGGAGAGGTTGCGCACGCGGTAGTTTACAATACCCTCTATCTCGGTTATGGCAGGGAGCGCACGCCAGCTTGCCTGTGTGTACTCGCCAGCCTGCTGGCCTGTGCTCTCGCCAACCTGCCACTTGGCCACACGAATACCGTGGTCGGCATCCATGTAGGTTACATCGGGTTCGGGGATAATGCTGTTATCCTCAAATGCAGGCTGAACCTCGCCGATTTTGCCAGCAGGCTTGAGGCACAGCACATCATCATCGTAGGGGTTGATGAGTGTAGGCTTGCGCTTGCCATCCTCGGCCACGGCGTTGCGCTTGTTTACGATAGTAAAGTCGGGCAGCTCGTAGGCTTTGAGGGTGTTGGAAAGCTCGGCAGGGGTAATGGGAGAGGCCATTTTGTCTGTGCCTCGGATAGCGCGGCGCACCGACTGGGTATTGAGCAGCCAGTAATAGACAGAGGGCGAGATAAGAGTTTCGCCAAACGTAATGCCCTTGTTGGCAAAGGTGTAGCGAATATCTGCCAGCTCCACAAAGGGGTTGACATTGCTCTCGTTGCCTTTTTCCCATGCCGTAGTGGCAACAAGTTTGTTGGCATCGGGCATTGAGTAGTCCACTTTGTAGCGGCGGCCTTCGGGGTTGTTGAGCTGGGGCGTGAACTCGGCTACACCACCGTTGGAGAGAGCTTGCAGGATAATGTGGTCGGCAGTATCTTTGCAGCCCAAATATGCCTCACGCACATCGCCCATGAGCAGCTTCTTTACCTCGGCAAATTTCTGCTGGTCGGTGTAACGTGGGCTTTCCAGTACCTCCAGCAGCTTGCGGAGGTTCTCGGCGGTCATAGGGAACTTATGACCCATGCGCGGGATTTCGCCCTCAAAGGTGGCAAAGCCATCGGTGGGGCGCAGAGGCGTAGCGGCATTGTTGCCGATAACGCTGGCCATGAAGCGTACTCTGTATTTAGACTGGAGAGCCTTACAGGTAAGCCCCATCTGCGGCAGGTTGTAATCAAACCAGCGGTCAACATAAAGCTGCTCAAAGAGAGCTTTCTGCTGCTTGCTGGCCTCATCGAACATGATTTTGAGAGTGGCCAGCAGGCTCAGTGGAATGGTTTTGATGTTTACTTTGTTGAAAATTGACTCCATGTGTTACCTCCTTTCGTGTTTAGAGCGACTGGGTGTAGGCTACCTTGGTACCCTTGAGCAGGTTGCCCTCAAGGTACTGGGCAGGCACAGGCGGCACGCGGCGAGCGTAAATCTCACCACATCCGCTGTCGCGTGTAACATCTATCTGTGTATCGGCCAGCTCCTCCTTTACCTCGGCACTCTCATGGGTGCCAATGGTAATGCTGTTGGGTTCTGCTACCAGCTTTACGTTGGTAGCATCGGCCACAACCTCATAAAGAGCGGAGCCTACTGCAAGGCCAGTGATAGCCTTGGAGAGCGTGATTTCCAGCCCAGCCTCGGTAAGCGACATGGCCGAAATGCTTGGAGTGTTTGCAAGGGTGGCAGAAAGGTCGCTCTGAACCTTATCGCCTACCATGAACAGGGGCTTGGCAAACTCATCTGCCTCAAGCGTTACCTGTTTGGTATCGGTGCCAATGGCTACCACTCGCGCACTCTTAATCAGCTTTGCGTAGCGAGTTGTCTCGTTTACGTTGGCGAGAGTGCCAAAGGGTATCACAGCACCAACAGGCAGGTTGGTTTGAGCAGGGTCAAGCGTAAAGCCGCCTGTAACCATTACAGGGGGCTGGGTGCTGCACGGACGGCTGCCTCCATAGCTTTTTGTTTTGCGTTTCATTGCTCGTTGTGATTAAAAATTAGTTTTACTTAACCTCGCACTCGGCAAGTAGCTCCTTGGCCAGCTCCGTTTCCTGCTGCTGTTTCTGCTCGGCGGTTACGGTAGTCTCGGCTGGCTTTAAGCTTCGGTTTACAAGGCTCTGTTTGTACCTGCCCAAATACTCTGCCACATCGGCATCATCGGGTATGGTTACAAATTCCATGTCGGCCTCGTTAAGCCCCAGCTTTTTAGCCTCGGAGGCAATGAGGTTGCCGCGCTCGCTCTTGGAAAGCTGTGCCTGCAACTGTGTTATGGTCGCAGTCTGCTCATCAAGTTTGGTTTGGAGCTTGGCGGTTACTGCCTCTACAATGGCATCCACATTGGCCTCAATCGGTTTCTCCGTTGGCGGCGTTGTAGGGGGAGTGGCAGGCTTTCTGCTCTGCGCCCATCGGGTAGCCTCGGCCTGCATGGTTTTGAGGACAGGCAGGTACTCATTTGCGCGTTGCTCAATAGCCTCATCGGTCGCGTCTTCTGCCAGCCCATTGCTTGCTACGGTCGCAATTTGCTGGATAGAATCTTTGGATAGCCCCATGTCCGTGCATTTGGCCTCCAAAACCTGTAAAAGTTTTTTGTTCATTGCTATACTTGCTTTAAGTGTTCGCTGCAAAGATAGTCAGATTGTTTAAAGGCGTACATATATAGAACGCACAATTTTTGAAAGTAATTCACTCTCAATTCAGTGCAATTTCAGTTAAAGTCTGTTAAATAATTGGGTTTCTTGGTTTGAAAGTTTGGTGTCTTAATTCTTTCCACTAACTTCGCAGCGTACAAATAACGAACACTTTTTAGAAACTCAAAAAACAAAATATATGTTACAGCACGAATTTGAGAGCCGCGTAGGCATTGAGGTAAGCGCAAAGGAGTATGCCGCTATTGAGCAGGTTTACATGAGCAGCGATGTTGAAAAGGATGAGTTCTGCAAGCTGTGGGCAAAGATGAACCGCCAGCGCATTGCTCGCATCAAGGCAGAGAAAAAAGCCGCCGCAGAGTTTAAGGCTCTCCCCATAGAGGAGCAGGTAATTGTAAAGATGTTGGTGCTGGCACAGCAGCGTGCCGATGAAACAGGCTGCACACTGCCTGTAAGCGATACCGAAATTGATGCCAACGTAGTGCGCACATACGATGATGCAGACAGCTTTACGGTGTACTTGGTACTGCGCGACACTGGAGCTGCAATAAAGCACACCTACACGGAGGCTCTGCATGAGGCAAAGGCGTTTAGCGGCCACAATACGATATATGAGTTTTTGGGCAACCGCAGCCTCAACTATGGCTACTACAAGGTGGCCAATGAAACCGAAAAACAAACATTCTAATAATCAATAAAATACCATACAGCTATGATGATGTGCAGCGTATATGACAAGACCACAGGCAAAAGCGATACATTTTGTAGTGTGGCAGCCGCTAAAAAGCGCATGAGAGAACTAATTAAGCAAGGCCATGAGGTAAGCGGCAGCAAGACCAAAGTTTACTCAAACGGCGATTGGGTGCCGTGCGGAGAGATAACCCTTACAGGCTCCAATGCCGTGTTTGCCACAAACACCAAACAGACTAAAGCAGGATATTAACATGGCAAAGACAATCAAGGCAAAGGCTCGCGTAAAAGTAACTACTGATTTTGGTTACTGGTGCCTTGCAGAGATACGCGGCCTCAAGGAGGGCACAGAGCTTGAGGGCAAATACAACCCCGTAAACAAAGCCTTTGATTTTAGCTGGCAGGGGCAAGACGCTATGCTATGGATAGGGCAAAACGGAGAACTCATAAAAGATTAACACGATGATACAGGAACCGAACACAGCGGCACAAGAGGCCGCAACACTCACAGCTGAGCAGCAAAAGATACTCAACGACATGGCCGCTTATGGCAAGCGATTACAGGAACTGGCCTACAACTCGGTGGGCAAATGGGTGGCAGCAGGTTATGCGGATGGGCATAGCGAGGTAAGAGATTTATACTGCTACTGCGGTATGGGTAAGGGCTACAAAGGTGCTCCCATTATACCTGCCAACGGCATAGCCGTGGTTTTTGCCTCAAAGGAGGCAGCCCAGCGCAAAGCATCTTTGCTTAGATACCAAAATGGCAGAGGCGAGCGCATACGCCTCATGGCTATGCCAGCAAACGAATACTTTTGGATGCTCCACGATGATTTGTGCAGAACAATGAGCGATATAGAGCAGATGATTGCAGAGAAGAAAAACAAATAACCCACTGGGGCTGGTGTGACAGCCAGCCCCACAACACCAACCACCATGGCAAAATCAACTACCAAACAACTTAATGCACGGCTCCAAATCGTGCGGCTTGACGGCCTCCAGTTTAAGGCTCCATTAGGGCTGGCCAGTGTAAAGGGCTGGGGCTTATACATAGAGGGTATGGGCTACCTCAAGTTTAGGAGCGACAGCAAATCCTTTGTGCCTTACGCTCCCTGTGGTGGCCGCAAAGCACTGGAGAGCATACTGGCCGCTGGTGGCCTCCTCAATTACGACAACATAGAGTTTATTAACCCAGTAAAATAATCAATCATATAAAGCGATATGGAACAAATAGAACGCAGAACCTCTGTAATGGCTCTCAAAACGCTGGCTTACCGTGCAACACAGGGCACCAGCTTTGACCCCGACAAACGTGGCGAAATGCTCCTCAACGACTGCGAAAAGGAGTTGCGCCAGTATCTCTGCCAGCTCCCAGCAGAGCTGCATGAGCACTTTGAAAAGCGATACCTTGAGCTGTATGCAAACTGGCTCTCCGCATATAGCCGATGTATCTCCAGCTTTATCACTGGCCCTGCACGTTTCCCTGTGCGCCGTGCCGAAAAGCTCAACGGCTGGGAGCGCAGCGCACGCGAAAAGCTGGATAAATGGGCAGAGAGGTTTGTGCAGAGAGCCAACAGGCAGGCTCGCCTCACTGGCTGGGAGGAGATAGCGCGGCTGGAGGATAAGCTGGAAAAGCTCAAGGCATGGCAGGAGCTTATGAAAGCCGCCAATAAGGTTATCCGCAACAGCAAGCTGGCAGAGGTTGAAAAGGTGGATGAGCTTGTGGCTCTCGGCATGAGTGAGAAAATGGCCATGCAGCTGCTTGAGGAGCCGCAATACAGCTTTGAGCGCAAAGGCTTCCAATCCTACCAGCTCACAAACAACAATGCCAAAATCAAGGACACGGAGGCACGGCTGGAACGCCTCAAGGCCATAGCCAGCTCTCCCGACCGCACAATAGAGCTGGAGGGTGTAACGGTGGAGATATGCAACAGCGAGGAACGCATAAGGCTCCACTTTGAGGGAAAACCCGAACCCGATATGATTGCCAAATTGAAACAGGCAGCTTTCAAGTGGTCACCACGCAATATGGCATGGCAACGCCAGCTAACAAGTAACGCACTCTACGCCGCAAAACGCCTGCTGGGTGTAGAACAACTTTAATAACATTGCCAGCGGAGTGTGTGCAGGTTCTCCGCTGGCAGCAAAACCACAACAACATGATAACCCGAACAGAAGAAGAAATACAGGCCGCGCTGGCCGCTATCAGCGAGCGCATACAGCAGCCGCAGATGAACCAACGGCGCAATGCCGCAGTAAAGGAGGGCTACAAAGAGGCCGTGCATATTTTGTGCAACCACATAGAGAGCTATGATGATATACCCACGCGCTGCCACTCGGTGCAGAGCAGGGCTATTGCAGTGCTGGCCGTTGATTTCCTCCATGGAGAGTGTGAGCATCATATCCTGTGTGGCGTACCCATTAAAACCCTGTAACCATGGCAGAGGGTGGAAATAACGCTGTACTGGTACAGCTCAAGGGTGCGCCCTATGAGGGCAAAAACCTGTGGCTCTTTGGCAGTAAAAAGGCCATATACGACTACCTGCCCCAGCGAGTGCTGGGCATTGGGCTGGTTACGTTGCAGAACCGCAACATTACCCACAAGCCCTATGAGAACGAACTTTGTTTGATACAAAAGCTGGAGGTGTTACGCTCTCCACGCAGCAAAAAGCAACGCAAATGATAGGAGCAATAATCGGCGATATTGTGGGCAGCACTTATGAGTTTGCACCCACAAAGAGATACAACTTTGAGCTGCTGCCAGCAGGCAGTGACTACACGGATGATACCATTATGTGCGTAGCTGTGGCCGATGCTATTCTGCACGGCCTGCCATTCGCAGAAACCATGCACAAGTGGGGCAATAGGTACCCGAACCCCAAAGGCAGCTATGGAGGCAGCTTTGCCGCATGGTTACGCAGTGAGGAGTTGGAGCCTTACAACAGCTTTGGCAATGGCTCTGCAATGAGAGTGGCCGCAATAGGCTGGGCGTATGGCACGCTCAATAAAACTCAACTGGCCGCTTATCGCAGTGCGGAGGTAACGCACAACCACCCCGAAGGCATCAAGGGAGCTGTGGCCGTGGCAACGGCTATTTATTTGGCTCGCCACAGGTTTATCAAGAAAAAGGCCATTAAGCGGCACATTGAGGAGCAGTTTAGCTACGATTTGAGCTTTGATTTGCAGGAGCGCAAACGCACATACGGCTTTGATGAAACCTGCATGGGCACCGTGCCAGTGGCCATAAAGTGCTACCTTGAGAGCAGCAGCTATGAGGATGCTGTAAGGCTGGCAGTATCTATGGGAGGCGATGCAGATACACTGGGCTGCATCACTGGAGCCATTGCTGAAGCTGAATATGGCACCCACACAATCCCCTCCCAGCTCTTTACTGCGGCCTTGGGCAAGCTGCCAGCCGACATGATGGAGATAGTAAAGGAGTTTATGGCACGTTATCAGCAGTAACAATACAGGTAATTAGATTGGTTTGGTTAGATTGCAGGCTATTTGGGCTTTACGGCTCATTTAGCCTGCTTTGTGTTTGGTATATTCAAGAAAACCGACTAACTTTGCACCAAAATAGAGCCGCAGAGGTGGCTCAACGACATAAAGAACATTAGCCAACTGCTCGCGAAATTCACCACAAAAAGTTAGCATCGGGCTAATAAAAATGTAACTCACTATGGGTGTAGTGTATCTACGCACAGCGTAGGACTATGCCATGTGAGTTACAGGGTTGTGGTGACCCTCGCGAGCAGATGGCACCAGTCCTACGCTTTTTGCCTACGCTGGGCTGCTGCCATGCTGGCACAAAGTTAGGCAATACGACCAAACAACCTGCAAAGCTAATGAAACAATTTTTGAAAGTAGAGTACATAACAATTAACGGCACCACCCATGGCATACTGTTGTCCTAAATGCGGGAGTCGAGATATTATTTGCACAGAAAAGGGTTATAGTGCAGGTAAGGGAGTGCTTGGTATGGTTACCTTTGGGCTGATAGGTGCGCTTGCTGGTTTTCATGGTAGTAAGCGAGTTGTTTGGCGTTGCCCTCGTTGTCAAGGGCAGTTTAACGAACCAGCCATAGCCTCCGACAACACAACTGGAACTCCAGTTGAATCTGTGTTCCCACCTATGCCTGCCAAACAGCAACAACAGAAAAAGGAACTCGCACATTCAAACAGCAAAAGCCCAGTAGTAAAAAGCAGGCTGTTATGTAGTTGTGGGGCTTATAACAGCATCTATAACAAGACCTGTTTTAGTTGTGGAGCAGAAATATCCATTGCCCAAAATAAGCAAATATCGACAATGCCTGCAAAGGTGATAATATGCAGTTGTGGGGCAAAAAACGCTCTTACCCATAAGTATTGCACCGTATGCGGCAGTTGGCTGGATTATAGCAGGTTGGAGCAACAAGAAGGGCGGCTGGCATATAATCAGCAACAATGCCCACATTGCGGAGATAACACAGCGATTAAAAGCCGTAAAGTTCACTTTTGTGCTCATTGTGGCAAAACATTATAAAGATATAATATGGCAAAATCACAGCTACAACTCATGCAGGAACGTACCGCCATGCTGGCCAAAGGATATGTGTACCTCACAATCTCGGAGCTGGAACAATATCGCCCTGTGCTGCCATTAGGCATGGTTAAGCGCATAACATCTGCCATACTCAAGGGAGAGGACAGCGTGCCTGTGCTCTCAACGCAGCTGGCAACATTTAGGAACAAACTGGCAGCACACCATGAGCAACAGCAACGACTGGCTCAATGCGCAGAACTTAACAACAGAGGCATGGAGTGCGAGCGGTGGGGTGATATTGCAGGAGCCATAGAGGCATACGAAGAAAACGTGCTGCTCGGCTATCCTGCACACCACGCATTTAAGCGGCTGCTGGTATTGTACCGTAAAGCCAAAGACTACAAAAATGAGCTACGCATTGCCCAGCGAGCCTGTAAGGTTTTCCCTAAAGATGAGTGCTACAAGGATAGGCGTGAAAAGGTTAAAGAGCTTATAAAAAAGGCATCTTCCAAAAGTTAGGCACAACTTGTGCCTATAAATGCGCGTTTTATGACTAACTTTGCGGAAAATTATACGCGCATGAGCCAACAAGATACAAAATACCTGTACTATAACGGCGAGCGTACCAATCCTTTTGAGGAGGTCAACGACCAACAGGGAGCATGGTGCGAGCGTTATAATGATACAGCCTCAATGCTATGGTGTTTTGAATACCATTGGGCAAATGGTTGGGCAAAATACTCCCAGCTTAAGGAGCGCAACCCCAGCTATTACTTTGAGCTATACAAGGAGCCGCAAAAAGAGTTTGGCAACATGCTGGAGGCTTTGCTGGCTTTCTCGCTTCACCGTTATTCGGGAGCTTTGCACAATGGCTGCAAACGCTGGGTGCAATATGTGTATGAGCACGGTATGGCAGAGCGTTTTTACAAACCTCTGCACAACATCGTGCCAGCAAAGGATATGCCCAGTTATCTGCACTGGTTTCATGGGGAGGCTCAAGACCCTTACACGTTAGATACTCGTGGCACTCGGAGCTTTTGGTGGGGCTTTGAAAAAGACTGGTACGCCAGTACAGAGGAGCCAACACAAAAAGCGTGGGAGCAGCATTTGCAAAGCTGGTTTGTGCGTTGCTTGGATAAGCCTTGGGCTGCCATCTCCACACAGGAGCAGGAGAGGCTAATGGCCGCATATAAAGCAGGCGAGCGGCCAACAGCCTAAACAATCTCCTCCAGTTCAATGCACCAATCGCCAACCTGTCCCAGCCCTCTTTTTTTGCATTGGTATGGAGCTTTGAGGAGCCGAAACTTGCTGCCAGCTCTAAAAGTAATCTCACTCTCGCCACTACCAAAATACCCAATTTTATGTATATCCACGCCAGTTTTGCCGTGGATTTTCATTATAACACGCTGCCCTTTGGAGGCGTGAACAATGCCGTCTGCGAAATGGTCGGCTGTATGTATGCTTGTTGTGGAGCTGGTAGGTGCAACCATAGTCCATGTCTTATCCTTGCTGCTCCATGCCTGCATGATGCTCTGCCAAAATGCGTCTTTAGCTGGGTTGGCTATGGCATCGGGATAAATATTAAGCCCTCGGTATGTAATGCCGTTGTAACGTGGCATACTCTCAATGGCCTTATTAATGGCCGCTTTGAAATTGGCCAGCAGTTGCTCCACATCTGCCTTAACGGCTGCATCGGTAATGAGGCTTACCTTGCTGGCTCCATACAGATAGTCGCAAATAAAGTTTGAGCTTTGGGTAAAGTTGGTTATGAGAGACAATTCGCGTGCGCTCACATTGCCGCCCATCGCTCGTATCTCCTTGGCCAGCTGCTCACAAGCGACCTTTTTACCAAACCAGCTTTCTCCACCAACGGACTTGCTCCATATACCATACGGCTCACTGGGAGCTGTCGGGTTGATAGGTGCGTGGCTGAAATAATCCTTAATGGCCTTTTGCACCTGCGCCTCGGTAAGGCCATCCACATTGGCCAGTGTCGGCTGGAGGCTGGCATATCGCTCGCCTAACTGGGTGGTAAAGTCTGCGAGCCGCTGCATGGCTCCAATCACATTGTAGTCGCGCTCATTGCCACTGGCCGCTGTAAGAGCCTTTTCATACTCAAACATCAGCTTATCCCTCTGCGCTTTGTCGGCAGCGGTGTAGAACTGCTCAATATCATAGCCGCCTCCCTTTTTGCGGAGCCTTGCCAGCCGCTCCTTTGTTAGGCGGTCAACCTCCTTTTGCACCTCTGCCAGCTTGCTTTTAATGGCAGCCTCATTGGGGTGTGCCGCTCCAGTGAGGTTTTGCAGCTCCATTACAAGGTTTTTGACCTTTGCGCTCTTGGTGGTTTGGGCAAACACCACCACGGCATCAATTTCGGGCTTTATGGCATTGAGGGCAATTTTGGTTTTGTACTGTGCCTCCAGCTTTTCAAAATACTCAATAAACTTGCCAGTGGTGGGGTACTTGGTGGGGTTGAGCTTGGCGTAATAAAGTTCCTTTTGGATAACCTTTTGCAGGAATAGCTCATCAGTGGAGTAATAGCTGGTTTTGGCCATGTGCTTTTGCCAGTTGGCCATAAAGGTTGTGGCGTTTGCCTCTCCAAACTCATTTACCAATCCCCACATGGTAGGCTGCTCCGCATACTCGGCCACAGCAACCTTTTTGGCCGCTGCCATTTCCTTTGCCAGCTTTTTAGTGGCGGCCTGTATCTCGGAGGCTGTGCCGTTGGCCACAACATCCTCCAGTGCGGCTGTATCAATCCCCAGCAGGTCGTAATGGCCTTTATTGGCAGCTCCCAGCACGTTTTTTGGCAACCTTGACAGCCTTGTTGTATGCGGCAACCTCGGCCTTGGCTTGAGCACAGGCCGCCACAACCTCCTTAACAAAGCTGCTGCCATCATCGGCCAGCTCCAAATGGTAGTGCGTTACCTGTGTGGCCTTGCCTCCACGCACAACGGTTTTGACCTCGGAGCTTACGACCTTAAATTTTGAGTTGGGGAGCAGCATGGCCGTTGGCTCTCCGTTGGCCATGGTTTGCAGGTATCGGCTACCCTTTGGCAAATCCAGTATGCACACCGCACCGCTATCAGCCCCGACAACGCCATTTTCAAGCGCGACAGAGCAAACTTTGCTGTAATTCGTGCCAATATACCTGCTGGCTCCAAAAGTGGCTGTATCGCCGTTTATAACGGCCTCCAGCGTTTGCTTATCGAGAGCAACCATAAACTTGCCATCTGCCTTGGCCGCAAATTTGGCCTGTGTAGCTATGCGCTCCAGCTCTGCAAGCTGTTCGGGCGTGCAGTATTGAGCCAGCAGGTTGTTGCCCTTGCTGGCCTCGGCCAACAGCTTTGCAAGCTCGCTGGGGTCGGTCAGCTGCTCCAGCTCCTCAAACTGCACACCGCTGGGAGTAACGGAGGTGCTTAATGGGAAGCCTCCAGCATTGCCAGCCTCAACATAGTTGCTGGCCTCGGCAAACTCCTTGGCTGTGGTGGTCTGCATCTTAGTAAGCTCATCAACATCTATCTCGGCTTTGCCCATGAGCTTGCTGAAATTGGCCAGCCCAGCCTCATTCTTATACTCGTTTGCCCACCTAAAGCCTTTTGTGATGTTGCCGCCCTTGTAGTTGTCGCGGATGAAATACGGCAAGCTCTGTGCTGCCTGTATGCGCTCGGTGTTGGCCGCAATCCAGTTGGTAAACTGGGGCGGCATCTCGCTCACAACTCCAGCAGGCGTAAAGCCATCTGCATCCTCTCCTCGGAGTATCATGTCGGTCAGCTGCTCCAGCTCCTCATCCTTGCACAGGAGCGGCACAATGTAGCAGTAACAATGGGGGTGCCAGCCGACAAACATAAACTCTTTGGGATATGTGCCTGCAAGCTCATCACATATATCTGTGCATGGGTGGTTCTTGCTCATTTTAACCTCAAAGCCCAGCACAAAATTGAGTTGCTGCCAGCGTGTGATGTCGGCAGAGCGGTATGCCATATTGGTTTCGGTGCGAGTAAGGCGCATGGCATTTTTATAGCTGCTCCTGTAAACACCTGTGCCAGTATGGTAATCCTTTGGGTTGTAATCTACCCAGTAAAAGCTATCTGTGGCCTTATCATAGCACCGCTTTTTCCACTTGCGGCCATAAATGGGCTTGCCCTCTGCATCCTCGCCTTTTTTGTAGCGGAAACGGCGAAACAAATCATCGGGGTTTTGCAGATACTCCCTCACTTGCCTGCTCAAGGTGTCCGCGCTCATGCCTTGCCCCAGCCCCAAATCCAGTGCGGCCTCAAGGTCGGTGCGAGCCTGCCCCACATACTGCCACACTCGCTGGGAGAGGTCAAGGCCGTTGGTCTGCCTTGAGAGGAATTGCTGCATGGCCTGCTTATTGCGCTGGAAATAGCGTGCATAATGGTTATCCTCCATGCAACCCTTACCAAACAGCCCCTTAATGAGCTTATCGGTTGTGTCGTTGGCGTAGTTCCATTCTCGCACAACATTGCCACGGATAGCTCGGTACACCTCGGCATAGAGCTGTCGCAGCTTTTTATCCACCTTGGGGGCAATCTCATAATCGGCAAAGGCAAACGGCTTGCCCTCCTCAATCTCCAGCCCCTCACACATGGCTACGATTTCGCCGATACGTTGCTGGAACATATCGCGCACGGCAAGCGCATACCACTCTGTGCGCTTGCCCAGCTTGCTGTAAACCTGTTTCCAATCTATTTGTGCCATAATTGGTTTTTATTTATAAATAGTGCGGTGGTCGGAGAAATGGGTTAAAGTGGGTTACTGGTAGTTGAAAACATTGTTTTTGGCAGCCTCCTCCTCTTTGCGCTCTTTCTCGGCCTGCTCCTTGGCAATGCGCTCTTTCTCGCGCTGCTTATCGCGCACAAGAGGGTTAAGCTCAATAAATGTTTCATCGCTCATGCCGCCAGCGTTTTTAACCTTAACAGCGTTGCTGATAGCCTCCACAATATCCTCTCCAAACGGCTCTTGGTACTCATGCTGCACAACCAGCTGCTCCAGCTCTGCATGGAGGGGGATGTTGGTTACTTTGGAGAGTATGGCTATTATGAGGTTGGCGGTGCGCATAAGGTACTCATCATGTGACTCCTTGCGCATGGAGGCTTTGATGTCTGCCAGCACCATCATCTGCTTGAGAGCCTTGGCCGACACGTTGGTTAGGCGGCTCATGGTCTCAAAATCAATGTTGGGCGTAAAGGTTTCGCGGAAGATATGCCGCTCGTTATCCTCGCTCTCCTGCTTTTTAAGCTCGCTGGCAGTATCGGGTGTGAGGTAGCGCAGCTCTCCCTTTTCGCTCAACACATAGAGCTTGTTTTCGGTGTCTTTGTCGGGCAATCCCTGCACCACATCGACTGTGGCCACAAGCGCAGGGTCGGCCATGTAGTCGTTCACATCGGCTGTGCGGCTCTTTATATACTCTTGCCGCTCCATGAGGTGATTTGCGCCGTCCCATTCGGTTTCCTGCTCAAGGAGGATAACAGGCTTTTTGCCGCAGAAATTTACCTCTCGCTCAACCGTCCAGCCCATGTTGGCACGCTTGCAGTGGTAGGTAAATGCCTCGGTGTAGAAATCCACATAGTAGCTTGTGGTGTTGCCGCGCTCGCGCAGGTAATACCCACGTGCAAAGTACACCAGCCGCCCATACTGGTCTTTCATGTAGTACATATCATCGCCCAGCGATTTTGCCAGCACCTTAATGAGGCATTGCGCTTTGCCCTCCTTGTTGCGGTAGCAATGGAACAGCAGGGCACTCTTGGTTTCGGCACCAGCAAGCCGCTTGGCTTGGCGTATGCGTGCGTTAAAGTGGGTGGTACGGATAAAATCCGTGAAAGCCTTGTATGCCGCATCTGTGTTTTGGCTGCTCTGCACCCACTGCACAGGGCGGCCATAGATGAACACAACGGCCATCTCGTTTATGTACTTGGGATAGGAGAGGGGGAGCTTCCAGCGTTTTACCCAGCCCTTGAAATTGCCGTTCTTATCGTAGGTGGCCTTATCCATCCGCTCCATTATGGGGTGCCCCTCCACATTGTACTGCTTGAGAGCCATAAGCTGCTGGGGATTGTCGCAGCTCATAAGAGCCAGTGCATCGCTCACGTTGCCTGCCTCCAAAAGTTCCTCAAATGACTGCTGGTAGCCGACAGCCGTTTTGAACTTGCTGTAAATGAAATCAATTACGCTCATATCTTGTTACGTTTTATGTACTACAAAATGCCTCCAAAACTGCCCTTGGTTAAGCCCTTGGGCAGCTCTCTCGGCGAGATAAGGAAATAATCAATGGCATAGCAGAGCAAATCCACAAACTCATCATGTGTCTGTGAGGGGAAGCCTGCAATCTCCTCCACAAAATCCTCATTCCATTCTCCCTCCACCAGTACCACACGGCCACACTCAACCTTTGGGCTGCAAGTGCTCAAGCGTGTACCCTTGCTGTCGGTCGGCGTGGGAGTTTTGGTAACATTGAGGTCGGTGCTTGCCTTGAGCTGCTGCACCACACTAATGCCGTTGGCCTTTGGTTCTATACGCAGCGTGCTGGTGCGCTTGTTAAAGCCCCATGTGTGGCAGTATTCGGGCAGAAAAGCAATGAGGTCGGGAAAGGTTTTCCATACCTTTTTGGCGTGTATGATATAGAGCTGCTGGTTAATCTTGCAGGCTGCCAGCACTCCTGTTGGGTCGTTGTCGTTTTTGCGGTGCTTCTCATCAAAGGCGGTATCTACGAAGAAATGCACGGTGGCATTGCCTCGCATGGCCTCAAACTGGGCACGGCTTATGTACTGGAACCAGCTCTTTTGCACAATGTTGCCCTCCGCGCTGGCTGGTGTCTGCTCATACTGGCCAGCGTAACCGCGTGTGCCCAAATCAATGCGAGCCTCGGCCAGTACATCGGCATCAAGGCGCACAGGGTCAAGCAGGCCATCCACATACTTTTCGCGCAGCTCCACTGGCTGCACATTGGGGGATAGCTCGGCTGGCAGGCAAATGTGCCTTATCTTATCGGCTTTCTTTTTGAGCAGGTAGCCAGTTACATCCTCCTCATGGAGCCGCTGCATTATGGTAATGATTGGGGTGTTCTTTTTATTGACCTTTCGGGTGGAGAGTGTTTTGGTAAACTCAATGGCCTGCTGCCTCAACAGCTCGCTCTCTGCCTGCTTTGGGTTTTGGGGGTCATCGTTGATAATGATATGGGCGTGCTTACCAGTTACAGCGGAGCCTGTACTGGTTACATACCTATCTCCACCAGCCGTATTGCCATAAAAGCCCTTGCCGCTCTTATCTCGGCGCATAACAACTTCGGGGAACAGCCGCCTGTATTTGTCGCTGGTTATAATATCCTTGCTCTTGGAGGCGTGGTCTATGCTCACATCGCTGGAGTAGGAGCTGGAGATAACACGCAGGGCGGCATCTTGCGTCCACAGCCATGCAGGGAACATGATAGTTACAATGGTGCTCTTGGTAGTTCCAGGCGGTATGTTGATAATGAGGTCGTAGGGTTTGGGCAGGCGGTTGACAATGTAGTAGGCCAGCTCTTGCAGCTCATCGCACAGGTATCTTATGTGCCAGTTAAATACTGGTTCTTCGGGGATAATAACAGCCCAAAAAGTTTCTACAAACCTGTAAAAACTTTTCCTGCACATGAGAGCCTGCACCTTATCCAGCAGCTCATCAGTAAGCTCTATGTTACTGGGCTTTTTTATCACGTTTTGCGGCAATGGCATAGAGGGTTGCCAGCTCATCATCTGTCAACTCCTCCACGGTTATAGTTGTGTTGGTGGTCTGTGGGTTAAGCGGCTGCCCATTGGCACCTGTTACCTCCTTGCGGTCGGGAGCATACAGCCCCAGCAGCTTTGCGCGGTACTCCAGCAGCTTGCGTATCTCGGAGATATAGCCGACATTGCCATAGTTGGTAATGCTCTCTCGGCTCTGTACCTGCTTGATATATGGCACAGGCACGCGCTTTTTCTTGGCTGGCTTGCCCTCCTCGGCTGGTTCCTCGGTAGCCTCAAAGTGGCCGCGCTCCTGTCGCTGCCTTACCTGCTCATAATCCTGCTTGGATTTCTCCCATGCCTCATACAGCTCTGCAATGAGCATATCGACACGCGCAACCTCAAGCTGCACCCACTCCTCGGTGTTTTGGTTGTTATCCTCCCTCCATTGTTGGAGCAGGAGCTTGATGTCGCTGTGTATGGTGCCAGTGCTCACTTTCTTTTTGAGCTGGAGCCGCGCCGTAACGGCATCGGCAATTTGGCGCACGCTCTTACCTTGCAGGCGCAGCTCGGACACGATTTGCAGGCGTGCCTCTCTTATCTGCCTCCGCTTTTGGGTACAGCGTTTGTTAATCTCGTTTCCGTCTAATGGCATATTGCGTGGTTAATTTGTTAATTCAATTACATTTAGGTCAATATAGAAATCCGCAAATATGGGAATGGTATATACCACTCGGCCATTAGGCTTTGAGGTCTTATCCACATCACAATGCGGAGGTCGGGCAAAGCCAAAGCAATCAATTAACCGCTCTACCATCTCATCAGCTGGCACAGCGTTTTCAACCCATGGCATCGCCATAATATCCATATCGGCATTAAGGCTCCCATGCAATCCTAATGCCCAGCCGCAGTCCATGGCTGCCTGCCTAAAATCGTTCCACATTGCAGCGTAAAATGCTGCTCGGCCATTACACGTTACTGCCTCTCTATCTTTCATATTTGCTACTCTGTTTGTTTGTGGGAATACACCCCAGCAGTTTGAGCGCAGGCGCACACACATAGGCCAGCAGATTGTGCCAGCGTATGCTCAACAGCCTGCAATGAGCCATAAGGCTGTGCTCTCTGCTCCCTCTGTCGGGCTGGGGGTTGAACCTTGAGAGGAGCATGAGGAAATGCTGATACTTGGTGTCGTTGCAGCTTGCCAGCTCAATGTATGTGCGGCCATGTTCGGGGAACGTATGCACGGCGAAATGGCTCTCTGCGAGCAGCCACAGGCAAGTGTAACCTTGCGGCTGGAAATGGTGTTCTACCACCTCCAGCACGTTAAAGCCACACAGGGATAGCATGGCGTCAAACAGGTGCCGCAGCTCACTCGGATTGGTCGTTGTTATCCATGCCGAATGCTGCCAAATCTTCGCTTGCATAAGTAATTTCGTTAAAGTTATCGGGTATGGCCTTTACATCGCCTTTGTAGAACACCAGCACATTTTGGTGGCACTTGCCGACCTTGCGGTTACGCATATACCTCTGCACGCGCTGGGGGGAGCGTGCCAATAGGCTCCACGATTATGCACTCATTGTAGAGCGGCATACCATGAGCCTTGAACATCCGCTTTACATCGCCCACAAAATCGTAGTAAAAGCCCTCTTTGTTGCGTATATCGCCCACCACCACCACGGCAAAGCGGTTTTCCTTGAGGCAGCCAATGGCACTGGCAAAGGCGTTTTCCAGTATGCCCAAAAATGCCTCATAGGTGGGCTGGTTGCTGGCATCATTGGGTTTGTTGCTGTAAACCTCAAGGTCGTAGTACGGAGGGCAGCTAAAGAGCAAGTCCTGTGAGGCCGCCGCAATGTGTTTGCCCACGTTCTGCCCATCATCGCAAATGTAGCGTGCGCTCATGCCCTCCACACGCTCGTTGTTGAGCTGTGCCTGCTCCTCTCGCAGCTCAATGCCTGTAAAGTTCATGCCCAGCGTGGCGGCCACATAGCCAAACACCGTATCGCCAGCAAAGCAGTCAAAGGCGTTGCCGCCCTCAATGCCAAACCAGCGGCATACTATCTCGGCCATTACTGGGTCAAGCAGGCTAACACCGTTGTTGAGCTGTGAGAGCATCGCAGTATCAAGCGTGCCCTCTCGGCTCTCTCCGTTATCGGCAATAAGCTCGCGCCACATGGCTTTGCGTTCCCTCCAGTAGCCCTGTCGGGTATCAAGCACGGTAAAGGGTGGAGCAATGAACTTATCGGAGAGGCTACCATGCTTGCCGCCAGCAGTGCTGGAGCCATCGGTGCCTCCATCGCCTCCATTGGCCGCTTTGTCGGGCTGCCAGCAATCAAGACCCCACTCCTCAAGCTGCATAGGCTCCCACTCGTTTGCCAGCATATCCCAGTCCCATGCGCCAAATGAGAGGTTGTCCTTTATGATAAACTCCTTTTTCTCCTCCTCGGAGAGCTGGGAGGCTTTCAGTATCTCAACCTTGGGAGCCTTTAACCACTCTGCCCAGTATTGGCGCAAATTGGCACGCTCAAGCTCTGTTTTCTGTGCATATCCCGAACACTTGCCCAGTATCATGTTTATCTCCGCTGGGCTTTTCTCGGATATGCTAATGAGCGCACGCAGGCGCATATTGCCGCCCAGCACGATGTTGTTGTCATCTACCACAACAGGGCGCAGGTGCAGCATCTTAGGGAACATGAGCAGGCTTCTTACCAGCTGCTCAAATTTATCATCCTCAATGCCTCGCGGATTTGCGTCATTGAGAAATATATCGGTTATGGGTACCAGTGGGCTTTTGCTCATCGTTTTACACATTTGCGTTTTAGTGGGCAAAGAAAACAATAAAAGCGCACAATATATGTACGCTTTTAGTCCAAAGTTTGAAAGTAGCCTTTATTTTACCATAAACGCCTCCTTGCACACCTGCATAAAGTCTTCAATGCTCCTGCAAATGTGGTACTCATGCCCCAGCCGTTGCACTTTGCGCTGGAACTCTTTTTGCGTGTCCTGCTGGGTGCCCTTGGGTGTTTTCATTTCCACAAAAACCACTTTACCCTTGCCTACCAGCACAAGGTCGGCCACTCCTGCCAGTGCTCCCTCCTCCTTGAGCTTTACGGCTGCTGGGGAATAGGTGGCAATCGCTCCAGTTTTTGTGCGCACTGTCTTTTTGGGTCGCTTGCTGCCATTTGGAACTGCAAAGCAAACAAGGTGTGGAAACTGGTAGCGGAACCATGTAACGCAGGCAACCTGTATGTTGTGTTCTTCCTCACTCCTCATGTTGTTGCTTAAATTGGGAATGGGTCATTATCCTGTTGCTGCTGCACATAACCGCCATAGCTTGCGCCTGTCGGCATTTCTTGCCCTTGGTAGTACATTTGCCCACCTTGCCCTGCAAACTGCCCTGTCGTGGCGTTTTCGCGGCTTATCGTATTGCTGGAGAGCAGCACAATGTTTGAGCAAACCACCTCCGCAATGTACTTTTTTTGGCCAGTGCTGCTGTCCTCATAGTTGCGGTAACGCATTTTGCCCTCCACATAGACCTGCTGGCCTTTTGCAAGGTAACGCTCTGCAATGGTGGCCATGCCTCCCCATGCAACAATGTTGTGCCACTCGGTTTTTGCAGCCACCTGCTTGCCCTGTTGGGTTGTGTAGGCTGGCTCGGTTGTGGCCAGTGTGAATGTGGCAACCTTTGCGCCTCCATCCAGTATTTTGACATCGGGCTGTTTGCCCAAATTGCCAATGAGTTCAATCTTGTTTAAGCTACCCATAATAGTATTATTACTTATTATAGTTATTATTATTTATATACACACATTGGTAGTATAACTTACTACTGTAATAGGAGCATGGAGATGAGTGTGGCGGCTCGCTAAAATGTGAGCCGTTTATACACCTCATGCGTTAGGTAGATGTCGTACATGGCATCGTGCAGCTTGCTCTCATCAAGCACAATGCCCAGTTGCGTTGCTACGCTGTGCAGCTTGAAGTCTTTCATCATTGGGCGTTTCTCCATGAGAGCTTGCGCTGCCAGCACCATCACATCAATGGCACTGCTCCAAAACCAGCTCCCAAAGTAGTTATCGCCATTCTGCACAAACCATGCGCGGAGGAACTGGTTATCAAACGGCGCATTGTTGTAGCCGCACAGGAAAAACTTATCGGCCTTGTCGTACTTATCAACGTACTTGGCCAGTATGGCTGTGAACTGCTGCCATACTCCCCACATGGGAGGGTATGCCATTACCTGCTCTCTTGTTACACCAGCAACGGCCAGTGCCTCATCTTCAATCTCGGCCTTGGGGTTGGGCTGCACATGGAAATCAAATTCCTCTTTTACCTCGCCATCAATAACCACCATGCCGCTCAACTGGTGTATGCCGTTGCGCCAAAACTTTGTGTCAGTGGTTTCAAGGTCGTAAAATACCTGTTTCATTTTTGATTATTGGTTTTATTGTATTCTTTTTCAACACATTGGAGCACTTGCTCAAGTGGGTTTTCTTTAACAAATCGCTCGCGGTCGTTTTCTTCTGCTATACCAGTGTATTGCATAATGTAAGTTTTTGTGTGAGCTTTCATTACTTCCATTAGAGTTGCTTTATTCCAGCAGTGTTCACATAATGCAAACACCCCCATAGAGCCGTTCAAGGGCACCGTCTTAGATTTACATACTGCCCATGGCAGCCCACAAATCTCACATCTGCTGTATTGCGGATAAATTAGCTTGTAAGCCTCTACTACAAATGGTAAGCGTTTTATATTTTCTATATCCATTCCTATACCTTGTGTATGCTGTTAAACTTGGTTTTCATTCTCTCGTGGGCAGCCTCAATGTCTTGCTCTGCCTGCTTGAGCTTGGCCTGTGCCTTGAGGAGGATTTCATCACTGGCAGGGTCAAAAAACATATTGCCCTGCTGGCTGGCAATGTATGCCTCCACAGCTCGGAGCCGCTTGGCGTATTTTGCCTTGGCGGCAACCAGCGTATTGATGTCCTGCTGCCAGCCCATGCGCACGCCTTTGTATCGGTACTCATAGTGGTAGCAGGTTTGTATCGGCTCGCGTGGCCGCTCACAGATACAGCGTGCTCTGCGCCAGTTTATGACCCAGCTCCAACGCTCCAGCATAGCCACAGGCAGCTCATAGGAGTGCAATACGGTACGCTGGGAGCCTTGGCCGCACTCTATGCTGATACGCACCCACCTCTCAACCTCCAGCTCTGCCTCGGCCTTTGCCTGTGCCTTGGCATACTGGAGGTAGTCGCTGCCAACATCAGTGTACGTTGTAGGCTGGCTCATGGTCGCGCATTATTTGCTGTGCTTTGTATGCGGCATAATCCTCAATGCGCTTATCCAGCAACATATCACTCACACCCTCTGCATAGGTGTTTGCCACACCCTCCAACAGGTCGGCCTCATATCGCAGGTCGCGTGCTCTGTCCTTGAGTAGGCCAACGGTGGCCGTTTTCTCATCTTGTTGCCCCTCTGCATTGGAGAGGAGCTGCTTAATATCGGCAGCGCATTTTTGCACGGCCTCAATTACTTCCTTTTTGATTTCTACGGTAAATTGCATTTTCAGTTATCGTTTTCAAAGTCTAAAAATAGTTGTGTTACAGGCTCATGGTAATCTTTATGAGTAAGCAGGTAATGTGAGCGCAGAGCGGCCTCTATCTCATTTCGCACTTTAAGCGATATGTGGTTTTTATCTGCATCGGAATTTGCCTTGAGTGCCATTGTTAAGCTGCCATTTATGTGCCTGTCGGAGAGGTAAATTGAGTATTCGGTAAACACACGAATTATCCCCTCGGCTCCTTGCATTTCCTGTGCCGTCTGCTCGCGGACATAAACCGTGTGCTGGTACTTTGCTATGGCTCGCATTGTGCGCTCATCGCGTTGCCGCTCATTCTCAAAAATTACCGATATGGCCTCTTTTTTACGCACCTTGCCCAGTTTAGCCCAGCCGTAAAACACGCGCAAATGCTTACTGAGAGCAGTAGCGTTTCTCCTGTGCTTACTCTCCAGCTCAAAGAGCTTGTACTGCAAATCGTTCATGGTTCTGCCTCCTCTTTGGGGAAATCAGTAACCTTTGGCCTCCGTTTCCAAAATTGAAATGAGAGGCGTGAATCGCGCTCAATAACAGCCAGTATATCGGCAGAGGTCTTGGCACCCTCAACAAATATGGCAGTGATACAGCCAGACCGCTTATCATCGGCACTAAACGGTATGCAATAGCCCATAAAATCGTTATACTGGCAATAGGTGTAGCCCTCGGCGGACATTGCCGTTTGGAAAGCATCGCAATCAATCCTCGTAAACGCCTCAAGCTCCTGCTTGGTAAAATTACCCTCGATAGGCCGTGCAAAATGCCCTGCACGCCCCCATGTTCCAAAATATGCAACTCTCATAATTCTGCCTCCAGTGTTACAAAGTAATCCATACTGCTCCAGCCGCCATGAGCCTCAATCTTCTTAATGCGGAGATTGTGAAAAAATGGAGGTATGGCCAATGGCCTATGTTGGGTATGATTGTTATACTCAAATTTAGCCTTGCACTCTATGCCCAACCAATCTTTGGGGTTGATATAAACCTTTCCCCATTCATCTTTGCTGTTTATGTACTCTATGAGCTGGGCAACGGTGCATGGTTGCCTCATCTCTATGCGGTAGTGGCTCATGCAATCCCCATAAGGACCACCAGTACACACAAACTTAAAAAGCTCTTTTATACTCATAGCTCATTATAGTTTTCGCGCTCTCCCAATTCTGCCAAATTGCACCCACAGCTTGAGAGAGTTATTTTGTCATTGGAGGTTATGAATGGCACATCGCCAATGCCAATGGAGTAAGCGATTTCTTCTGCCATCTTATCAGTTACAGGCTCATCAAGCGTATGGGCAAAGTACACACAGCCGCATTTGCGGCATTTTATGGCCAGTACAGGGTGGTTGTGCTTTTGGGGGTTATTGTCTGCCCACTCGGCTCCCATTTGAAAGCTCTCGGAGTGGTCGGGTGTATCTCCATTGTGAGTGCGCTGGTACTCATGCCATGCCTCATACCCAGCGCGGTCTATCTGCTCACTTCTTTCAGTAAATATTATTGCCATAGTAAGTAATTATTATATATATTATACATACTCCAGTAGTTATACTTGCCTATGTAGTAGGCAATGGGCTTGCGCCCTAATGGTAGCCCCTACGCACGCAAAATGAGCGTGTGCGGTGCCAGTATGGTTTTGGCCTGTGCGGAGCATGGATAGCTTGGTGGAGCTTTGGCTTATAGCCCCAGCCAGTTTTATTCCACTCTTTTACATCATTGAGCAGCACGTTTTCTGCATCGCAGCAGTCTTGAATTTTCTCAATTTCTAAAGCGGCAATCTCTTGCACACGCGCCAGCTCTTGCATTAGCTTTGCTTGTTGCTTGAGGGCATTAACAAGCACCAGCTCCATTTTGGAGAGCTGGGAAATATCCTCCTCGGTTAGCTCTCTTGCTGTGCTTTCGCCGTTCTCTCCATGCTCAACCATGTAGAGTTTGTATGTCTTTGAGTGTATGGCAATAGTTTTCATTTTACCTCGGTTATTAGTTTAACATCAGTGCGGCTAAACTCCACGGTGCTTGTTGAAAAGCCCACAACCGTGCGCCGCTCCAGTTCTACCTCATGCACTACATAGCCAGTGCGCTCCTCAAAACCACGCACAAGTTCGGCAATGCGTTCCTCGCACTCTTTTTTGAGTTGCTTGGCCTCCTGTATGGTTATCTGCTCACTCATGCCTGTTCGGTTTTGTAGTATGCCAGCCTAACAACATCGTATGTCTGCCCCAGCACAACGAAAATGTGTGTGGTGCCACGGGAAAGGCCAGCCACTCGGATAACAGGCTGCGAAATACCCTCAATTTGGCACCTGTCGCTTGCTCTGTCGCTTTGAAAGTGTCGGGATAGGCATTTTATCAGCTCAATGTAAAAAGCCTCTCCAAACGCCTCTTTTAGCTTATCTCTGTTTCGCAGTGCGTATCTCATCGGTTCGGGTGTGTTTGATACTGGGGAGCCATCAAAAACTTGTAGCGTGTAAATGCTGCCTGTTACTGGCTCTCGCATGAGTTTATTTATTGCCATCCTGCATAGCTTTATTAAAGCTCTCAACCATTTCAAGCACAACCTGCGTCTGTGCAGCAACAGCCTCTATTGAGGCACGGCAGCAAACTACATCCAGTACGACATCATCCCCTAACTCATTGCGCAGAGCCACGGCCTGCTTAAAGGCCAAATTTGCCTTTTTGATAGCCTTGAGGAGCTTTACATGGGCTGGCACATCGTTGTTGTCGGCGGTACGCTTGCCGCTGGCCTTTGCTTGGCTCACGGCGGCATTTACGGCCTCCACCTGCGCGGCCTCATTCTCCTTGTTTTGGCCTACAATCTCGCGCACGGCATTAGTAGAGATTTCGCCGCTCTCAAGTTTCTGCTGGATTTCGGGTGCCAGCTCCATGAGGCTCAAGCAGCGGCTTACAAACGTGGGGCTTTTGCCAAACTTGGCCGCAATCTCGGTTTGGGAGTAGCCAAAAGCATCCTTGAAACGGTGGAACATAATGGCACACTCATACTCGGTAAAGTTCTTACCCTCGTTGCGCATCATCTGCTGCACAAGTTGCTCCTCCTCGCTGGTGTTGCGCGGCAGGAAGATAGCCTTAATGCGGCGTATGTCGGCACCCTCCTCAATGGCTGCCAGCGTTGCGCGGAGCCTGCGCTCTCCATCCACCAGCCTGTAACGCTCGGTGCCGTCTGCGGCCTTGGTCGGTATAACGGTAATGGGGTTGAGCACTCCGTTGAGCTTGATTTGCTCTTTCAGTTCGTCAATGGCAAACTCACGGCGCACGTTAAAGCCTGCCACTACATCTACGTTGCGCGGGTCTATTTGGTAAATATCCGTGCGCTTGGTTGCGTTAATTTCTTGTGTCATCGCTTGATTTTCTTACGTTTATAGTTATTCCTGTTTTTGATATAAAACTTTCTGCGGCGTTCTACCCACTCTAAATTATCAAGGCTCAAATGCTCATAGTTGCCGTCTATTACATTGGGCTTATACCCAGCTGGCTGTTGGCACACAAACGCCTCCAGCACAATGCGAGCAACCATTACAAGCCTATAATCATCCCCACTGCGCAATGTTACCCTCCTCATGCCATAACCAGCCACAAAGCGCAGAGGTGTGTCCGTGCCTATTTTACGCACAACTCCCATGTTGCTAACCTCATAGCCAGCATAGCCCTCAACAGGTTTCCAAATTTCTTTTTCCATTGCCAGTGTTGAGTTGGGGTCAGTAACGCATATCGGTAAACTGGAGGATAACACCCTCAAACTGGGTGGTGCTCTTGAGGAACCAGTTAAACCAATCCCAGTAGTCCAGCCCATCGTTTTTTGAGAGCATCGCGGCTCCTCGGTCTATGAGGCGGCCATCAACCTCCACGGCTGGCTCATGCTCGGCACCCATACGAGTAATGCACACACGTTGCACACCCAGCTTTGTGAGGCGTGCAACCTCCACCTGTTGCGAGCGGTAAGGCTTGCCGCTCCACACACGGATAGATAGCACCATTTTTCCTGCGTTTATCTGCTCGGCACGCTTTGCCCACAGCTCATAGTTTGAGCGTATGGTGTGGAGCTTAACGCCTGCCTTGAGCTTTTCAATAAACTCCGTTGGCTGCCCCTCTTTGGGGTGCCCTTTCTGATACTGCTGGCTCAATGTGAGCACTGCAACTTTTTTCTTCTCGGTTATCATATTTTGGTGGTTTAATGTTCGTTATATGTACGCTTATAGGGTTTAATAAGCCTTACCGTGCTTATAGGGTCTATTGGCGTTGTACTGCATTTTGTGCTTAATGTGCCACTCCAAATCAATGCCAATTAGTTTAGCATACAAGCCAATTAGCAAAAATGAGTAGATTACACGGTCATAACTGGCAAGTGCTCGGTTACACACGCTGGCCATAATTCCACCGATATTCTCGGTAAAACTATTTTGCACACTCACAATGCAGGAGTAGCTGCCAACAATAGGCTTGTTAAAACTCCAGTTGTATGCTCCTGCAATATCCAGCAGGCGTATGGCCGCATCGGCAAGCTCATCACCAACGCTGTCCTTTATGTAAGCCTCAAACCAGTATGCGTAACGCTGTTCGTAGGTTGCAGCCTCATGCTCACTGGGCTTTTCCTGTATGCGCCGCTCAAATAGCGCAATGTCTGCCTTTATGCCCTTGCGGTCTGCCTCCACGGCCTCGGCAAGCTCGCACACTACAAGGGTAAGGAAATGCTCGATGCTGGGCTGGTTCTCCCACCAGCCATGTTTTACGCTGTTGGCGTGTATCTCCGCTGCCAGTTGGTTGTAGTTTAAGCTCATTTTTTAGCCTCCAGTTGTTTGTGGTATGTGTTATCTCCCAGCTCGCTCTGCATGGCCATTATAGCGGCAATCCTGCGGAGCTTGGCAGGGGTAAGTTCCTCCTCCATCGCATCGCGCTCGGCACGCTCCTCATCGGAGAGAGTGCGGAAGATATTATGCTTGTTGACGTATGCCTCAACGATGGTGTCCTGCATAGCTGCCAAATCCTTGAGGAAATTGGTCTTATGCCACTCAAAGAGGCTGGAAAGCTCGGCATACTGAAGCGGTGTTAAATCCACGGCTATGCGGTTGCGAGAGCGTTTGAAATAGCTCAACTGGCCGCTGCCAGTAACTACTCCGTAGCACTGGCAGAAAAGAGTGAGCATATACCTGTACCTGCCAATCTCGAACTCATAGCGTTTGGGTTGCTCTACACAAAGCACCTCCTCAAGCGTAATGCCATACTGGGCGCATAACCGCTCAATAACACGCTTGGCGGCATCTGCCTCGCCTTTATAGCCCTGCTCGGCGAGTTTTTGGAGCTTCAGCAGCTTTTGCTTAATGCTCTCATACTGGTTGCTATTTTTATCCATACGTTCTATTTGGTTGTTGTTACTTCCAATTTGGCTGTTTATTTTGCGTCTGTCGCGTTTCTCCGCTCCGAATGGTAACTTGTACCACCCACAGCCTCAAAGTGCGACATTCGCGCTCTTTCGTGCCTTGTCGGGCGTGTTAGCGTCTGCTCTTACCTCCCAGTGGCACTATATTGTAGGTTTTGAACCTGTCAACCAACCTGCCAAAGCCATCTTTGTACTCCTCCTTGAGCTGTTCCATGGTCAGATTGGTGGTAACATGGGCATACTTGTGGTAGTGTACCCAAATTTCGTTTCGAGCGTGCAAAAACTGGTTTGTGAGCAGCTTTGTGTCCATGCCGAAGAATGTGATGCTGTCGGTGCCAATATCATTGAGGCAGATGTTTACAGGGGTACACTGGAAACCTCGGTTCTCCTCCTCATAGTAGGTATATCGGTCAAGGTTGTTGTGCAGCGTGTAGTAGTTCACCATCTGCGTTACGGAGAGATTGTAAAAGGCTCGTGGGTTGTTAGTGTAGTGCATATACTCGGAAAATATCTGCATGAGGAGAGTTTTGCCTGTGCCAACCTCGCCCATGAGCATAATGTGTTTGTGCAGCTTGTAGCCTCTGTTGGGAAAAACCTCCTCGGCCTTTGGGCATCCGTTGAAGTAGTAGAGTAAAAATCGCAATATGTCGCGGTTGTTCTCATCCACCACAAATTTTCTGCGCTGGTGTGCCAGCACTACATTGTTGGCAATCCAAAGGAGCATTCGGGCGTGAGCTTGGAAAACATCCTCAATCTCCAGCTGGGCATTTAGCACGGCCTCCTTGCGCATTGCTGCCTTTGCACGCTCAATGCCCTTGTTGAGCATGATAATGTTTTGCTTGAGCAGAGCAGCCTCCTCGGCCTTAGCCTTTTCCTCCTCGGTTTGAGGTTCTGCGGCCATGCGAGCCTCATGCTCTTTACGGAATTTATCCTCAAGCTCGCGCTCCTCGCGCTGTCGGGTGTACTCCCTTGCGTCTTCTACGGAGCGTAACGTGGCTGCTACTGCATCGCCAATGTTTGTTAATCCTGCCATAACGTGTGTGGTTTATTATTTATCAATACTGCCAAAGTCCTGCCATGCGTAATCATCGCCAGTAGGAGGCGTGGGTGCCTTGGGCTGTTGAGAGCTGGGAGCGGCCTCCAGTGGCAGCTCCTCCGTCCAGCGGCGTTGGTTAATCCATGTTTGGAGGTTTGCCCACTGGGGTACCCATTTGCCAGCGGCCATGGCTGCGGCATTATACTGCTCCAGCCTGTGTAGTGCTGGCATTAGCAGCGGCACGATTTCGCGCCAGTCTGTGTTTTTCTTCTTAAAATTTTCAAATTCTTCTTTATGGCCACGCTTGCGGCCTTTGTAGGCTTTGCGGAACTCCTCAAACTGCTGCTCAAGCTCGGTGCTTGGCTCGGTTGTTTTGGATGCTGTTTTTTTCTGCTCATCGGCAATTTCTGCCTGCGCATCCTCTGCATTTTGCAAATTTTGCGAAAGAGTATTTATTATACTCTCTATATAATTATTTTTATTATTATTAGAAGATAATATATTATATATATATATTCTTGAATGTTGCCAATTTGTTTGCCATTGAGTTTGCCCTTTGTTTGCCAAACGATTTTCAAAATTTGCTCTAACTGCTCTGATGTTAAGCTAATTGAGTTTGCCATTTGTTTGCCAAAATCCGCACCCTCACTTTGCCAATTACTTTGCCCTTTGTTTGCCAATTGTTTGCCACAAACAGGAGCGGCATCCATTGCATCTGCCTCAATGTCAGCTTGTTTTGTTTGCCCTTTGTTTGCCAATTCTTCATTTTCAAACTGGTACTCATTATAATTGGTAATTGTGATAATGCTGTACTTTGCGTGTCCCTCAACTTGCAGCTCTCCACTCTTGGCAAGCAGCTCAAGGCGGTAACGCACCTGCTTTGGAGTAAGCCCTGTGCATTCTGCGAGCTGGGCTACACTTGTAACCATCTGCCCAGCCTTAAACTCCATGCCCTTCCACCTCCAGCCCTCATCGCTGTTGGCCATGAGCAGCAAATGAACGAAAAGGGAGAATGTGAGCGAATCGCTTGCCCACTCCCAATCCAGCATTTGCCTGTGTAGTTTTATCCAGCCTTTATTTGCCATGTGCCTTGTCGCTGTTTTTAAGCCCCCTGTCGCGCTGTTTGGCGCAACAGGGGTACTGGGTTATTGATTGGTTACTTTTAGGCCGTTGTCGCGCATTTGTCGGCCAATTTTACTGGGTACACATCCATGAGTGCCGTTTCCTTTATGCAGAGAGCGTTGTAATCGGCCATGGTGCCACTCATGGTCTTATCAAAGCGGCTCATGGCATCATGGAGGTTGTTGGCAGCGAGCAGGAGCCTGCTGGCCGTCTTCTTCTCTGTGGCCGTGTGCTCATCGAGAGTGATAAACTCCACTTTGCACTCATACCAACGGTCGGCATCATCGGCAGGAACCACCTCGGAGTAATTGGCACGTTTGATGCTGGCAACATCAAGCTCGCCGCTGATAAATGGGGTCAGCTCCTCAATTATGCGTGCCTCGGCCTCGGTAAAGGAGAGAGCGTCCACAAGGTACGGCTCTGTTACTTTTTTCTGTGCGCCGTTTTCCATCATCTTATCGTAGCGCACTTTGCATTCAAACCACTTGCTCATAGCCCTGCCTCCTCCTTAACCTTAATGCCGTAGCACTGGAAAATCAGAGCCTCAAACTGCTCTGCAATGTACTCCGCTTTGTCCTTGCTGTTCAGCACAAGGGGGAAACCATAATCCGCATCCGTAATCGCACAGCGATTACTCGCACCCGCACAGCGGACACCCGAATTCTCCGCAGAATGCGCAGTAGCAGCAGAGAGGAGCTTAATGCCCTTGGCCTTGCGTTCTTTCTCGCCCATCTCGGCAAGCTCATCCTTGGTGTAAAACCAGTATATCGGGCACCACGTTGTGCCGTCCTCATCGTAGGGCTGGCCGTTGTTGAGTGCTTTGCATATAACCATGAGTTTATAGGCTGCACTGGCCATTTGCAAAGCCTCTTTGTCGCAGTCGGGAGTGCCAGTAATTAGGTGCTCTCTCATACCTAAATGTCGGCAGGCATCGGCATAGGTCTTTATGGAGCGGTAGTCAAACTTGAAAGGCTCCGCTCCGAAAAGCTCTCTCAATACCTCTTTTGTTTCCTCGCTGGCAGCATTGTAATATTTTACTGCGTCAGCCTTGTTTGCTGTTAATTTTTTCATTTTTAATGGTTTTGTTGTTAATTAGTTCTCTTAATGCTATCTGTGTGAGCCGTATTTTATTGGCCAGCCGCAGGCTCTTGGAGTTTACGGCCTTGAGGTCGGCAATACGCTGCTCCAGCACCTCCTCAATGAGTTTGGCCGTGGCCTCGGTTACGTACCTCATAGCGGTTGTACGCTTATGTCTATTACCAGTCCTGCACTGGCAGCGTAAACACGTTTGCCTGTGGCGGCCACGGTGCGGTCAACAAACTGCGCTTCATCGCTATTGCCATCACTCAAATGCACCAGCACTATGTTGCGCACAGCCTTGAGCGTGTTGCGGCGTAAAAACGCTATTGTGTTGCCAATCTCCATGTGGCTTGTGAGCAGGCGGTTGCGGAGTAGCTGGGGCACTCTGCCAGCGGCAATATTGGCCTCCAGCCTCTCATCGCTGTAATTGGCCTCAATGAGGTAGTGGTTTACTCCTGTAAATGTATGCTGGCAGGCGTATGTGTCAGTAAAAAACACCAGCTTGCCACACTCCTCATGGCATACCACATAACCTACACAGGGCACATCGTGCATTACCTCAAATGGGTAGATTGTAAAGCCCCCAGCCTTGTAGCCCTTGCCCTCCTCAACGGCCATGCAGTTGCGGCCAATGCCTTTGGCCTCCAGTGTGGCCTGTAAGGCCAGCACCTTAATGCCTGCTGCGGCATACTCGGCGGCATATCCTGCATGGTCGGAGTGGCAATGGCTTATTATGCAGCCCACAACCTTTGGGAGGTTGTCAAAGCCAATGGCTCGCTTTACCTCTTTGAGCTTAATGCCAGCCTCAATAACAAGGCTCTCGCGCTGTCCGTCCAGCACATAGGCATTACCCTTGGAGCTGGAGCCAATAACTTTGAGCTGCATAACTGGCTGGTGTTAGAGTGGGCACTTTTTACTGGTCGCTTTGGCTGGCTTTGTCTCCACCTCAATAGGCTGCTGGCTCACCACCTCTCCCGTGGTTGTATCTACCACCTCCGTAGCCTGTGAGGTTATATCCTCATAGGGTGTAGTGGGTAAAACCTTGGGCTGGCCACCAGCGTTGAGTTGTGCGGCATCGCGCATGGCTACGGCCTCATCGGGGCGTTCCTCCTCCTCATCTTCGGAGCTGCCCAATGCTATTTTACAGGCACGGCTCATAACTGTTTTTTTTGCCATTTGGTCGGTAAACTTTGTGTGCGCACCACTGTTGCCCTTGGCGGCTCCCTGCATCCATGAGTTGCGTATCTGCTCCATTGTCATTACCTCAATGTAGCGGCTGCCATCGTCTTTGATAACCACGGCATAGGCTCCTACAATTTTGTTGATGTTGATATTGGAGAGGTTTGTTTCGTGGCTCACAAGCTGGTAGTGACCGTTCTCATCTACGGAGTAGGCGAATTTATCGCCCTCGTAGATAACTTGCGCATTTACATCGGCAATGTCAGTGTCGCGCTTGGTGCGCATGAGCTTGCCACGGTAATCCTCCCAAAATGAGAGCTGGTTGCCAGTAACAATGAAATAGCACTGCTTTTTGCCTACGCTCAAGCCCTTGATAACCATTTCAAGGAAGCAGTTGCAAATGCTCTCCCTTGTGCATACATCAACGGCTGGGCGGCCATTTCTGTCGGTTACGGTTTGGAGGTAGAGCCATGCCAGTTTTACGGCGTTGCCTGCATGGTAGTTGGCAGGGAGCACCAGTTCGCCTGCATCGGTCATGGCCTCTACTCTTGTGAGCACCATGTCGGCTGTTTCCTCTTGAAACCGCTTTAGGGCGGTTGCGTTCTGTGAGGTCGGTACGGCCATAGGCTGTGCCGCCTGTGCATTGTTTGTGGGTTGTTCCATTTTTTTCCTGTTAAGGGTTATTTGATTATTTGGAGTGTTTTGTCTCGGCTTACTATGAGCTGTATGCACTGGCTCAACATGGGGAGAGGGTCGTTAATGCTCTCCACGTTGTCAATAAAGCACGGTACATAGGTATCTGTGTGGCGGCAAATGGCATTTATGATGTCTATGCCAGCGTTTACACGGTCTGCTGCGTTTAGGTCGTTGTACGGCACGCCACCAATGCAGCACTCGCATTTGGGGGTTATATTGCCGTTGAGCTTGCGGTCAAACATGGTAAATGTTACCACGCTAAAGAGCTTGTTTACTCGCTGCTCAAGGGCATCTATGTTGGCAAGCTGGAACTCCTTGGCCGTGTCCTCCTTGCCCTCCAGCTGTGAGAGCTGGGCATTGAGCGTTTTTTCCTGCTCATGCAGCTCCTCAATACGCTTGTTGGCACTGGCAATGGCCACGCGCACATTGAGGCTGTCGCGGAGGGCATCACGCTTTGCCTGTAACTCGGCCTTATCCTTTTTGAGGTTGGCCACTGCAACCGCCTTAGCAGCTGCCTCGGTGTTCTCGCTGGGCTTTTCAAGCTCGGCAGAGAGCTTGGCAACCTCATCCTTGAGCTTGGCAATCTCGCCGTCTGCCTGTATGCGCTGCTCGGTACCAGTAACCTGTACGGCCATCGCCTCATCCAGTGCTTTTTGAGCCTCGGAGAGCTGGGCGTTAAACTCCTCCATCTTCTTTGTGGCGGCCTCAATCTCGGCCTCATACTTGGCCTTACGCGCCTTAATGCGCTCTGCCTCATCCTCAAGGTCGGCCATGGCCTTTGAGTGCTGGCGGTTGAAATCTGACTCCATACTGGCTATGCGCTGGGCTTTGTCCTCGGCATCCAGCTCCCTGTGGCAGGTCGGGCAAACCAAACGGCTCTCATCAATGGCAAACTCCTCCTCATCGGTTTTTGCCCAGCGAGCGCGGAAATCTTCTGTGGCAGCGGCCACTTTTTCCAGTTCTGCCTCGGCAAAGCTCTTACGCTCCTGCTCGGCTGTTATCGCTCTGTTGAGAGAGGCTATTTTGTTCCTGTGTGTCGCGCAGGCAGATTGTTGTGCGTAGCTCTCCTGCTGGTAGGCATCGCGGTGGGCATTTGTGAGCTGGAGTATATTGGCCTTGAGCTGGTTGATGTTGGTGCGCAATGCACATTTGGCCGCCTCCTCGCCGTCAACGGCTTTGCTTTGGTCGGCAATTTCCTCATCTATGCGCTCTATGGCAGAGTCCACTGCTGCAATATCGCCCTCAATACGCGCCCAGTCGGTATCTGCGTTGGCATACTTGGCAATGTTGTTTTCGCACTCCTCAATGCGCACAGGGATAAATTTGAGGTCTTCCTTTATCTGCGCAATTTGGTAGCCAACGTGTTTAAGGTAGTTCTCAAGGGTTGTGTCGTTTAGCTCCTCAAGGAGTGCCACAAAACCATCATTGCCCTTTGCAACCTCCTCCATGCTGGGCACCGCAACCATCTTGGAGAGCTGGGCACGCTGTGCATCGGCTGGCTGGGTGGGGAAATAGCTGGGAGTGGAGAGGAGCATAAACAGGCTTGGCTTGCACAGGCTCTTTAGGAACTCCTTGTAGTCGGTCTCTGTGTACTTTTGGCCGTTGATATAGTAGCTGGTGGGCAGGGAAAGCTCTCGCTCATCGCTGTTGCGCTTTTTAGTCCATTTCTCCAGCAGGCAGCGTTTAAGCTCTATCTCTCGGCCATCCACATCCAGTACAACCGTAACCTCATGGGGGAGGTCGGGTATTACATTGCCGTTGGCATCCCTTGTGCGTATGCCAAACACGTTGCGACCCTCGCTGTTCTCTCCGAACAGGCACCAGCGGAAGGCATCTGCCACGGTGGTTTTGCCTGTTTTGTTAGCTCCCAGTATTTGTGTTGTGGTGGGGCTAAACTCAATTACTCGCTCGCCCAGTACACCCTTGAAATTAAGGGTAATGAGCTTTTTAATTTTGACAACCATTGTTTATTGGGTGTTAAAGATTTGTTCCTCGGAAAATATCCTCTCGCAGGGCTGCCTCTACTGCCAGTGCTTGCAGTAACTCTGCTTTGGAGTATATGAGTGGGCTGTTGAGCTTGGTGCCCTTGCGGCGTGGCTTAACGCTGCCATCCTGCACCTTGCGTTTTAGCCACGCCTCGCCGTGTACCCACTGGCCGCCAAATTCCTCATCACGCTTGCGCAAAAAAGCGTATGCTTGGCGTTGTGTGAGCTGGTCGCTCTTAGGCTCCAGCGTGGCTATGGCCTTGGCAGCTCCGCAGGCAACTATGCTCTGCAAAAAGGAGCGCACTTTGTAGGTTTCATTCTCCATTGTCATCCTCCTTTTCTTCCTGCTGCCCTTTGGGAGGGGTGTGCATACAATGATGCTGGTACAGGAGTGCCACGCCTCCAATGAGCAGCCCGATTAACTGGCGTATGGCCAGTGCTTTTGTGTAGGGTGCGTTTTCATCTACCATCACAAAGCAGATACCTACAACCATTATCACTAATGTAATGGCAGCCTCGCGGCCTGTCTGCTCTCGGTAATACTTG